CCGGGAAGGCCCCTGCATCAATCTCAGACACGGGCTCGCACGCACCAATGAGAGCCGAGCTTGGCCGGGCGTCGCCATTCTCATCCGTCGTGGCGGCCAACGGCCATGGGGAACTCAGATGTAGATGCTGTCCCGGGTGACGCCGGCCAGGGCGGCGGCCCGGTCATGCGCCATGACGGCGGCCACCGCGGCGTCGATCCGCCGGGGTGAATCCTTCCGCTCCTTGGCCAGCCGGGCGCCACGGGCGTCCTCCCGCAAGACGGCGTTCCCGATGTGGCGGGCCAGGCGCGAGTCGCCGGAGTGGGTGAGCTGGCCGTTGACGACGGCCTCATAGAACCTGGCCGTGGCCGGCGTCATCCGCCCGGGCGACTGCGGGTACTCGCTGACCGGCAACCCCTCGCCGTCCAGCAGTTGCAGGCTCCTGGCCCAGCGGAACGGATCGGCGGCGATCTCCAGCACCCGCCAGCGGCGGCACGCCTGCCGGATGGCCTGCTCGACGTCGACGATGGGCACCTGGGCGCCGGCGGCCTCCCACAGCTCCACCAGGTCGACGTGGGGCCGCTGGTCGACGCTGGCCACGGTCAGGACCGTGGTGTCGCCGTTGAAGCTCCCATCGAATGCCAAGACGACCTCGGCCCCGTCCGGGATGCTCCTGGTCGCGTCGGCGCAGGCGGCCCAGGCGCCCGGGGGCAGCCATGCCTCCTCGAGCTGGTCGGTGAGCTGGCACAGCCGGGCCCGCCGGAACGATGCCTCGCGCATCTTCGGGGGCAGGACCGCCTGGAGGCCGTCGACGGCGAGGAAGTCGCCCAGGGCGGGGTTGGCCAGCTCCCAGCAGTGGCGGCAGTCGACCGGGTGGTCCTCGAACCCGGCGGCGCTGTGTTCCCGCCCGACCAGGGGGTCGCCGGGGTGGTCGAGGGCGTAGGTGCGCAGGCGGCCCAGCACCGTCTGCTCCAGCTCCGGACCCGGGGTGCCGATGGCCAGCACCATGGAGGCCTTCTGCTTGCCGCTGGCCAGGGTGACGACCTCGTACACGTCGGTGTCGACCCGGCCGGCTTCATCCACGATGGCCAGGGTGTAGTCCAGCCCCTCCAGCCGCTTCGGCACGGCCGGGAGGACCTGGAAGCTGGCGCCACGCGCCGGGACGGTCAGCTGGTCGGCGTACACCTGGACTCTGGCCTCCAGCGCCGGGTGGAGCTCCACCATCCTGGCGGCGGCCCGGAACGCCAGGGAGGCCTGCCGTTCGTCGGTGGCGACCACCACCACCTGGGCGCCCTCTACGCCCGCCAGAAGCTCGTACAGGGCCAGCACGGCACACATTGAGGTCTTGCCGTTCCCGCGGCCAAGCATCCACCCGGCCACCCGCGGCCGAGGCCTCGCATCCCAGGTCGCGGCGATCAGATCCCGCTGCCAGGGCCGCAGACGCAACGGCTTGCGGACACCATGGCCACGGGGCACCCGAACGTAGTCGGTGGCGAACCGTGCCACCGCCAGCTCGCGGCGTCTCGATCCGCGCAGGGGCAGCGCAGAGCCGTCAACGTCGGCCTTCGGGCCGGCCCTCACGCGACCACCGGGCCGGCGTCGGAGTGTGTAATCGCCACTTCGCCTGGCGCGGGGTCGTTGACCTGCCTGGATGTCAGAACTTGGTGGGCCAGATGCGCGGACCTGGCCGCGTTGCAGGACCTGCAGCGGACGACCATCCGACCACCCGGTAGTCCTCCCCTGGCAACCTCACGTACATGGTCGGCTGTGAGGTCCGCACTCGGGTGGGCGGGGCGGCGCTCCCAGCCGGGGCACCAGTCCCCGACGATGGCGCGGTGGTCGGCGACGACCCGGCGACGCCGCTCCCGCTCTCTGGCGTCGTTGTGCAGGTCGGGGCGGCGTACCCGCTTCACCTGCTCGGCGCTGGCTTGGCAGTCACGACATCGGGGCTTGCCTCGCACGCTGCGGCCACAGCCCAGGCAGGGACGGAGCAGGCTCCTGCTCATCGGGGCTTACGACGGCGGCGTTCGGCCAGCTCACGCTTGCAGCCCTCGCAGCGTTCGCCCCGTGCGATGCGGCGCTTGCAGGACAGGCAACGCTGCTCGCCCCGGCTGTGCGACCCCGGGTAGGCGCCGGCGTTCTTCATCCCGCCGAGCTTGCTACCCCTAGCCATGGCGCAGCCGGGCCAGGGTCAGGAGCACCGGGGTGAGGCGTGCGTGCGTGTCCCCACGCACGCCCACTACCCCGGCGCCCACGTAGGCCGGCACGCGCACCACGGCCACGTGGTCCAGCGCCGCTCTGGTCCTCGTCACCCGTTGGCGGTCGGCCGACCAGCGGCTACCCCCGAGCACCTCAGCGAAACCGATACTCAAGCCCAGCGGCACGCCGTCACGAGCCAGGGCCAGGACCTCGTTCCCGATCAGGGTGTCCGAGACGTGCCAGGCGCCCCAGGCGGCATCAGCCCGGTCCTCCAGCTCGACAGTCACGCCGATGGGCAGGGTGCCGGCGTCCCGCGGGTGGGTGGCCGTGAGGGGCACCCGGCCCGGGTCGGTGCCGGCCAGGGCGCCCCGCTCGAACGTCTCGGTAACAAGGCGACCCTGATCGACCACGCGAGCGCGAACGCCCCACGGGAGAAGCGGGCCGACCAGGGTCCGCCCGTCGCCATTGTCCCGGATGGCGAGGGAGCTGGTGAAGTGTCGGGTATGGATCATGCGACCGCTGGTCCTTCCTGGTCGTCGATGCCGGCGACGGGCGGGAGGTCCTCCAGCTCGCGGACCTCGGAACGCAGCTTCCAGCCGGCCCGGATGGCGCTCTCGTGGGCCTGGTAGCGGGTGAGCAGGTCGGTGCGGACCAGGGCGGCGGCGTTGAACTTCACCGTGGTCGTACTGCTCAGGAGGGCGGATAGGGCCGTCTCGAGGCGGACCAGCCAGGGTCTGAGGCCGAAGGTGAGGAAGTCCAGGGCCCGCTGTTCGACGTTGGCGTAGGTCAGGCTGCCGCCGGACTCGCCGCCGATCAGCTCGGGCTGGACGCCGAAGTATCGGGCGATGGTGGCGACGTTCGCGCGGGTCGTTTCCAGGAACTGGGCCTGCTCGGGCGGGATCGTGACCGGCTGGAAGCGGGCGCCGCTGCCCAGCACGGCGATTTCTCGGTTGCCCTGGTGAGCCGCTTTCCAGCGGGCCTTGAGCTGGTCGGCCCGGTCCTGCTTGATGTCCTGGTCGCTGGTGAGGACGCCGCTGGGGATGGCGCTCTCGCCGAAGAACTTGGCTGCGTACTTCTCGGCCCCGAGGCCCAACCCGATGGCCTGCCTGGCATGGCCGATCGGGGACAGCCCGACGACGTTGCCCGGGGTCGTGAAGGCCCGGACGTGCCAGATGGAGGCCGGGTCGACCTCTTGACCGTCGATGCGGTAGATGACCCTGCCGTCGACCTGGACGCCGACGCGCTCATAGGCCAGCAGCTCCACCTGGGAGGGCAGGAGGCCGCCGCCGGCCCGGTCGACGATCAGGCCGTAGCAGTTGCCGCGGACCAGCAGGCATTGGAGGGTCGCATACAGGAACTCCGGCAGGGACCAGCCCGCCGAAGGCTGCCGGAGCAGGGGCGGCAGGTCCGGAAGCGGGTCGCGTTCGCCGCGGCGGTAGGCGGCCAGGGGCAGGGTGCTGATGCTGCCGGCGATCAGGTTGACGCACGCCCACACGGCTGAGTGCTGCATGGCCGTGGTCGGGTTGACCGGCACCGCCGCATAGGTGGAGGCGACGGGGAGGTCGCCGATCTGAAAGAGCGCCCGGTCGTGGCGCTTCCATGGCCACTGCCAGGGCATCGGCCTAGGTGGTTCCGACGAAGGTGCGCACGGCGCCGAGGTCGATGAGGGCGCCGTCCAGCCTGACGATGCAGCGGAAGGCGATCAGGTCGTTCTGGAAGCGGAACTCGTCGGAGCGCTCGAAGCGGATGCCGTTGACGATCCTGATGAAGTAGCGGTCCATGGCGCCGAAGGCGATGTACTCGGCGCCGTTGGCCGCGGCGGGCATGAACGGATCGGTGTAGACCGGGTAGCCGAGCAGGCTCCGGCGGTCGGTGAGGCCGTTGACGGGCTGGCCGCTGGTGTCGCGGAGCTTGCGGATCCCGACGTTGACGGCGTT